ACTAAAGTCTAAAATTGAAATTCAAGTCAGATGTCCAGAGAAAGACAGTCGAGGAAAGTTCGGCAGAATTCTGGGTGAGATCTGGGTAAATTGTAACGAAGATGGACATGAATTCAATGGATGGACAAATGTTAATAAGTGGATGTGTGAACATGGTTATGCAGTAGGTTACTGGGGCCAGAACAAAGCAGATGTTGCAGATGAACATATTGTCAATCGTAAGATACTCGCTGAGTCGGGTGAACAAGAATTATTAACGTGAAGGAGTATTATGGCTAAAAAGAAAGTAGAAGTTTCAGAAGAAGTGAGTATAGGAGATGATTTTGCAGGAGGAAGTGCAGAAACCCATGCAGAAGCAGGAGTAGAAGTTACGGACTCAAGTGTGAGTGCAGATGTAGAAGTAGGTGCAGGAGCAGAAGCTCATGTAGGAACAACTGTAGGTGGTGTGGATATGGAAGCAGAAGCATCCGTTGAAGCAACTGCTGGTGCATCTGGTCATGCAGAAGTTACAGATACAGATGTAAGTGCAGGAGCAGATGTTGGAGCAGAAGTACGTGCCGATGTTGGTGCAAGTGCAGGAGTCGATGAGACAGTCGGTGGTATTGATATGGGTGCAGAAACTTCAGCAGGAGTATATGCAGAAGCCCATGTTGGTGCAGAAGCAGAAGGTTCGATTGGACTTCATGGTGCAGAAGGTAGTGCAGGAGCAGAAGCAGGAACAAGTGTAGGTGTAGAATCAGAATCATCTGTTGGAATCGGTGCCGCAGAAGCAACTGGAAGTGCAGGAGTTAGTATTGGTTTACAAGCTGGTGCAGAAGTCGGTGGTGGTGCAACTTTCGATGAAGGTCATCTCACATTGGGAGTTGATGGACACATTGCATTACTTGCAGGAGTTGACTTGGATTTAGAAGTCGATATTGACACTAATGAGGCAGCAGAGGAAGCAAAAGAAGCTGCAGAAGCAGTAATGCAACTCAAGAGTGCTGCAGAAGCGTGTGCAAAAGAAGAAGTTGAGAGATTAAAACACGAAGCTGAAGAAATTGCACAACGTGCAAAAGAAGAAGCGGAACGATTAGCCGCTGAGGCTGCAGAAGAAGCAACGAGACTTGCACAAAAAAAGGCAGCAGAAATTGCAAAAGCTGCACAGGAAGCAAAAGAAAAAGTAGAACAATCTGTAAGACTTGCAGAACAAAAAGCACAAGAAGAGTTAGTAAGAAAAGCAAAAGAACTCGCAGCTGCAAAACGAGCTGCAGAAGCTGCGGCCAAGAGGGCGAAGGAAGAAGCTGCGAAACGTGCGGCAGATGCAAAACGTGCAGCACAAAAACAAGCTGCAGCTGCAAAGGCGGCTGCGAAAAAGAAAGCAGATGCAATAAAGAAAGCTGCAAAGAAAGCAGTTAAAAACCCATTTAAGAAGAAGAAGAAACACCACTAATGAGAACATTCAGAGAATATAGTTTAGACAGAAAACTTGACAAGTACGTTAGTGATGAAATCAAGAAAAGGAAACTTGCAAGACATCCAGTTAATGCTACTGATGATATTGGAATGAGAAAAGGAAAACCAACCTTTAAATTTCCATCACCAAATAGTGACATGATGATTCATGTTTGGTTAAGACCTATGCCAAAACCAGCTAGTAAAGATACGAAAGCATTTAATTATCAATTGGAAGATAAGTGAGTCTAAACAAAACAATTAACAGACATTGGCGAGATTGGGCAGGATTAGTATATTTGTTTATCTGTCTGATTGATTTTTTTATTGCTCCGTTGGTATGGAATTTGATGATGGCAGACCATTGTGCTACACATGATTGTGCAGTAGAAGGTGTGTCTCGATGGGAACCCCTTACATTAGGTGCAGGAGCAATGTTTCATTTATCATTTGGAGCTATATTAGGTGCAACTGCTTGGAAGAAAAAAGAAGAATTGGAAGTACATACTAATAGGGATAATAATATCTCTTAGTGGATGTGCAAAAAGTGTAGTAGACAAAAATAAAGATTTAGGTAGTGGTGACAAGTCAAATTTACCAATTTCATTAACCTCTCTTATTGAACACGCAGAGTATTGTAAAGCAATTTACGATAGTGGTGGTGATCAAAAAGATGAAGTTGCGTTTGAGGTAAAACAAGATAATGGAATATCAATAATTATTATTAGAGGTACAGCCAATACAGAAAATGTACAATCTGATATTGATGTGAGGTTAGTAAGTGATGCCCGTACGGGAATCTATCTCCATAAAGGATTTAGAGATGCTTCTATAACCATTATGCAAATTCTTGATGAAAGTTATACAATTGAACATACGGTACACGTTACAGGCCACAGTTTAGGCGGTGCCGTTGCACAAATAATAGGAATGTGGCTTCATAAAAGAGGATAAAATGTTCAAATTTACTCTTACGGATCGCCAAAAGTCTCTGATCAAGTTTTGCCTGGAGGACAACCCACTCATTGGAGGGTGGTTCGCCGTAGTGATCCTATTCCTTTTACTCCTCCTTGGCCTTATAGTCATACATGACTTTTTATAGATAGTCAGGATTTGGATTGGGGTCCAGATAATGATAATGGTTTAATCTCAAAAACAGATGGATTAAATCATGCAATAGCGAAATATGTAACAACTTTAAAGGAGCAGTTATAATGAGTTTTAGAGATATATGGAATGGCCCAAGTTTTCTTAATAGATCCGAAGTTGCACAGCGCATGACTGCAAGGGACAACGCAGGAAAAAGAGAGAAAACTGGGAAAACCAAAAAGAAACACTACGAGGAACATTTCAATAAGAATTGGGATAAGGACTTGTGGGACTGAATGTAATTTGTTGATGGGGCTGAAATAGATTTCGATTGTAAGAGATAGTATCAGAGAGAACAGATAGGGTGATGACCAACATCGAATCCATAATCGCAAATAATTCCGATTATACCGCATTTTCTTACGCACTCGCTGCGTAGATTATAGCCGAGTTAGGACTTTAGTAGGTTCGGGGGATCACTTGGGAACAGAAGAATCCCCCTCCACCACAACGTTAGTATAAGGACAAATGGATAAAAAAATCAAACAGCGATTGGGTGATGGAAAAATTAATACTTCATTTGAAATGATTGAAAATCTAGAAGAAAAATTATGGGAGAGCAATCCAATGGAAGCACTTAGACATGAAAGAATTGAAACAAGAAAGAAGTTGAATTGGTGGGCACGATTTACATTGTCCATGATTATAGTTTTTACTTTTTTGTTTTTAGTATGGTTATTGTTTTTTGGTGCATTACCAGCAGAATCAAGGGACTTAATTAATATCATGGTTGGGGCCTATGTGGCCGTCCTCGCTAAAGCAACCGATTATTGGTTCAAAGACAAGGATGATCCTGAACAAAAAGAAGGAGAAGCCGTAGGAAATACAAATAATAATAATAATGATACGATTTAACTTGACAATGTTGTCATTGTTTGATACAATAAAGGGATAATGTCAGAATTACTAAATTTTTATTCTTCTGAACAATATAATACTGAAATTGAAGAAATTGTTGAGAGAACCAGCATGAGTTATCTTGATGCAATGCTTTATCATGCAGATGAAAATGGTCTTGAAGCAGAAACGTGTGCAGGGCTTGTCAATGTTAAAACCAAGAATAAATTAAGGGAAGAGGCAGAAATATTACATTTCATGCCTAAAACATCAAAACTTCCAATATGATATACCAAGTGACTCCTTTTGAAGTGTACCAGAAATACTTATCGTTGAAACAGCATTTCAATCGGGAAGAATACGATTATTTTAAATTCAGAGGAAAAGTTCGTGCAAACGAATCTTCTTTTGAGAAACGAAAAGACAAACATCATTTTGTGCGTTTGTCGAAAATTTATAAAGAAGATGACCTTACCAAGTTTCTTGTCTCAAATTTTGTCAAGACAAAAAACATGTGGGTCGGCAATATAACATCACCAGAAGGACGGCAGAATTATATTGCATGGAAGGCAAAGATACAAAGCCTTCCTTATGTATTTGAAAATGAAGTTGAAACATTGTTTGATGAAAACGAGAAGTTCAATATCATTTTCGATGTGGAGGGTGGACAACACCCCCCTGTACTTCGCCATGTATTTGGTGAAGAAGTGTCGTTAGAAACCTTTATTATACTGGATTCTATACTTCATTTTATCCCTGACTTCAATGAGAAGATTCAGGAAACGGTCATTTGGCCGGATCTATACAGTATGTGTTTAAAGTATGCACCGTTCTTGAATGTGAATAAGCAGAAATATGTAGACATATTAAAAAAACAAGTAGATTTACATTATGCATAAAGTGGATAATCCGAAACACGTAGAACAAGGAGAATAAGATGGCAACATCATTCGCAAACCTCAAAAAGAGGCGAACTACTGATCTTGAAAAACTTCAATCAGAAATTGAAAAGATCAACAAACCCCAAACAAATTTTAGTCGAGATGATGACCGCTTCTGGAAAGCGGAACTCGACAAATCCGGCAGTGGATACGCTGTCATTCGATTCCTTCCAGCACTAGATGAGGATAAGACAGCGTTTGTGCGTGTCTTTAATCATGGGTTTCAGGGCCCAGGTGGTTGGTACATCGAAAACTCTTTGACCACTATTGGTCAAAAAGATCCCCTATCGGAGTACAATTCTGTTCTCTGGAACTCAGGAATTGAAGCGAACAAGGAAATTGCTCGCAAACAAAAACGGAGACTAACTTACTTCTCCAACATTTATGTTGTTGAAGATAAGGCGAATCCTCAGAACGAAGGAAAGGTTTTTCTTTTCCGTTTTGGGAAGAAAATCTTCGACAAGATTAGTTCAATGTCCAATCCCGAATTTGAAGATGAAACAGAAGTGGATATTTTCAATTTGTGGGATGGTGCGAACTTCAAACTGAAGATTCGTAAAGTCGATGGTTTCTCAAACTACGATAAGTCTGAATTCATGACTTCTGCTCCACTCTCTGAAGATGAGTCGGAAATGGAAAGTGTCTTTGGTCAACAACATGATCTGGAAGAGTTCATTGACCAGAAGAGTTTCAAGACCTATGATGAGTTGAAAACTCGTTTGGATACGGTTCTCGGAAACATTCAAACCGCTGCAATGACGGCACCAACATCGGTAGAAAACGATGAGGCTCCGTTTGATGGTGGGACACCAATTCCCGAATCTTCTACTTCAGAAGATGAGAACCTTGATTACTTCAAGAAGTTAGCGGAAGCGTAGTAGATATTACGCTATCTTGTGAACAAAATCCCTTCTCTCAAAATGCAATCCTGGCCCGCTGGGAGAAGGTGATCTGATTACTGTATTGTTAGAAACATTCTGAACTGTACTAGCGTCAATAATGGTGGGTGGTTGTTGATACATACTACCTCTTCCCCTCTCATATCCAATT